AGTTAGCGAAGAATTGTTGATCTTGTTTTTGTAATATAGATGCTTTTTCAAAAGCTATTCTATTCATAGTATTATTAAATTTATTTTCATTTTCGAATAATTTAATTGCTTTATCACATTCTTGTGGCGTAATGTAATTATCATACACCCCTATAAAATTACTTATATCAATTGTTTTTTGATTCATATATTTTTTTTATATTTTCTTTATCTTCTTTGGCAAAGTATTTGTTAGATGTTTTATAAAAATTATCATCAGCATGATGAGTAAAAAAACCATTTTTATCTACATAGTGCATAAAAACTTGAGCTAAGCCATCTCCTTGAAAGTTTTCTAACCTGCCATGAGTTGATTCCATACCTAAGTATAATATAGCCTCACCTATTTCTAATTCTATTTTTTTATTGTCTATTATAAATGGCCAATTATCTGTTTTATTAATACAAGCACTAATACTTATTTCACAAGAAGGTCTATCTTTATGTAAAGAAAGATTAGACCCAAATCCATAATATCTCCAATAAGAATATGTTTCTAACAAATTTAATCCACTTTCTTTTTCTACTAAAGGTTTTTTTAAACTTAAAAATGTTTTCATTAAAAGGTCGCCATAAAATGATAGACTAAAAGTATCTTTATGAAATGAATTAACTAAACAATCAGAGTTATCTATATTTTTTAAACAATAAGTTTGAAGTACATTTAACTCTTCTTTGTTAAAAAAGTTTTTTATTTTTTTATATTTAAAATTTTTTCTTATAATAGCCATGACACAATACTATATCTTACTCCTTTTGTAATAGGTTCAATTTTATGTGGATATAAAAAATTAGAGGGAAAACAAACAATACTTCCTTTTTTTAATATAATTCTTTTTAATTCTGTTTTTAAATTTTGATTTAAAAAAACTAAATTTCCTCCTTCATAATTATCATTTAAATTAATTATAACACTAAGTGTTCTGGGTGTATGATAACAATGATCAGTATGAGCTTCATATTTTCCTCCGGGTTTATATTTTAATAAATCTATTTGAGATAATTTATTTGTGCTTATTTGAGGAAATTTTATTTTATAATGAGCATAAAAATTATATATGTAATTATAAATTATACTATATATTATTTTGTCTGAAATTAACTTTTTTGAAAGAGAGTATCCTTTTACTATTCTGTAGTTTTTATGGTCACTTAAAACACCTAAATTGTCCTGACACATTTTATCTGAATATTGTATAAATTTTTTACAAATATCATTTGGTATAAAATTATCATAAATTATTATTGCATCTTCTATTTTTTCACTAATCATTTATTTATTTCTTTTTAATTAATTTTTTTATATCAGGTAACCAGGCATATTTCAATGGAGAATTATCCATCATATATTTTAGATCAATTAAATTTTCTACTATTACATGACCTGAAAAATTTAAACTTGTATTTAAAAGGATAGACCCAGAGGCCTTTAGTAAATTATAGTAATTTTTATTTTGTTTTTTGTTTACTGTTTGAATTCTACTACTACCATCCACTGCAGAAACATTAGGCAAAGAAGTTTTAATTTTAAATACATATAACATATAAGGAGAATTAAAATTTTTATCTATATAAAAATAGTTTGATGCTTCTTCTTCTAAAACACTTGGAGAAAAAGGTCTGTACCATTCTCTTTTTTTAATAGCATTAATTTTTTCTACAGAGTTTTTATTATCATGATTAATTAATAAAGATCTATTTCCTAAACCTCTTTGTCCTTGTTCGGATTTACCTTGAAAAAGTGCAACTGGATTATCTTTTAATATATGTGAAACCTTTTCTTCATCACTATCTAATATTGTGTATTCTTTAAATAAATGTAAATAATCATAATTAGGTTTTGGCCCTAAATATACATTATTTATTTTTTTTAATTTTCCTTTTAAATAAAAATTTAAAAGACCTATAGAAACACCAGAATCTGTACAAATTGGATCTATTTTAAAATTGTTATAATTTAAAAAATTAGAATTAGCTAAAATATTTTGAGCACATCCCCCTGTATAATTTACATTTTCTAAAGGCATTTTTTCTATAATTTTTTTTTCAAATTGTTTTTGAAAAGAGTATAAAATATTTTGAGAAGACTTATCATTTTTTAATGTAGTTAATCTATCCTTCATTATGTTATTTATAGATACTTTTTTATTCCCATATTGTGAAAGTGCCATTGTTTTTCCACACTGCGGAAATGCAAAAACATATGGTTGTTGTAAAAGATTAGAAGTTACATTAGTGTAAGCATGTCCCAAACCATCTGAACTAACTTTTATTCTTTTAAAAGTATTATCATATAAGGACTCCGATTCAGCGTTATTAGTTTCTTCACAAAAAACACCTGCTCCATCTATAACAATATAGTTTTTATTATTTCCTAGGGTAGCTTTACTACAATAAGCATGAAATAAATGATGATGTCTAGTTTCTTTGTCTATGTAAAATATAAATTCTGTTTCTTTTTTTATTATGTGAAATCTCTTTAAAAAATTTGTCCAAAATATTGAGCTATCTCTTGTTGTTTTACCTGCTGTATTTAAATCAGTAATTAATATTTTATCAAATTTTATGTTCAAAGAACTTAAATAATAAAAAAAATTAGAGCCCATAACAGATAAACATTTTTGTCTGTTTAACCTATCTAATTGGCAATGAACTAATAACTCGTTATCTTTAGCTATCGAAAAGGCTCCATCATGACCTATGTGTATAGAAAGTATATACATATTGACTAATTATTTTCTCTCTTTCATTATATTCATAAGTATTATATAGTAGATTATATGCTACAAAAATTAAAATTCAAGCCAGGCTTCAATAAACAGGACACAGAATCAGGGGCAGAAGGCCAATGGACTGATGGTGATTTTGTTAGATTTAGATATGGACTACCTGAGAAAATAGGTGGGTGGTTACAATTAACAGCAGCTAATAAAACATTACCTGGAGCTGCAAGAGCACAAGTTGCATTTACAAGTTTTGCAGGTGAAAAATACACTGCAATAGGCACATCTCAAGGATTATTCTTATATTATGGTAATGATTTCTATGACATCACTCCTTTAGACACAGCAATTACTGGAGGCACATTAACAACTGTTAATGGATCTAATGTAGTAACTATAAATAAAGGATCACATAATTTAGAAGTTGGAAGGTACATAACTCTTTCATCAGTTACAGTTACGGGTGCATCTGATTTTACAGCAGCCGAATTAGAACAAGTTTACGAAATATTAACTGTTCCAACAGTGGATAAATTTACAGTGCAAGCTTCACGTGCTGAAGGAGGAACTGGTATGACTGCAGCCGGAGCTGTAACTGTTAATCCATACGTTGAAGTAGGACCAACAACACAAACCACAGGATTTGGTTGGGGTACATCAACTTGGAGTACTTCTACATGGGGAACAGCAAGAGCAACAAGCTCTGTGACTCTTGATCCAGGAAACTGGAGTCTTGATAACTTTGGTCAAGTGTTAGTTGCAACTATATTTAATGGTAAAACTTTTACATGGAATGCAGGCGCATCAAATGCTAGAACGATTAGAGCATCATTAACTACATCTAATTTTCAAACCACAAACAATCCTACAGCTACTAGATTTACATTGGTGTCAGACAGAGATAGACATCTATTTCATTTTGGAACTGAAACAACCATTGGTGATGTCACGACACAAGATCCGATGTTTGTAAGATTTTCTAATCAAGAAGATTTAAATACATACACACCAACAGCCACTAACACTGCAGGTACGTTTAGATTAGATACAGGAAATGAAATACGAGCAGCACTTCAAGGTAAAGATTATGTCTTTGTCATAACTGATCTTGCTGCTTATGTTATTCAATTTGTTGGTCCACCATTTACATTTAGTGTCAGACAGGTTGGTACAAACTGTGGATGCATAGGTCAACACGCGGCTACATTCGTTAATGGTGCCGTATTTTGGATGGGATCGCAAGGTGGATTCTTCGCATTTGATGGTACAGTAAAATCATTACCATCGCTTGTAGAAGATTTTGTATTTAGTACTGATGGAGATAATCTTGGATTAAATTTTAATTCTAGTGATGTTATATTTGCAGGTGCAAATAATTTATATACAGAGGTAAACTGGTTTTATCCAAAAGATGGATCTGACCAAATCGATAGATGTGTGACGTATAATTATTCCGAAAACTGTTGGACAACATCTTCTTTAGATAGAACAACATATCAAGATCAAAGTGTATTTGATAATCCATATGCAACAGATTATGATGATACACTAACACCGGTGTTTCCTGACATATTAGGAATTACAAATAAATATGGTGCTAGTATTTATTATGAACATGAACAAGGCACAGATCAAGTTAACAGCACAGCGACCACAGCTATTCCTGCGTTTATAAGATCTGGAGATTGGGACATAACATCTAGACGTAGCGCGTTAGGTCAACAAACAGGTGTAGCAGATTACAGAGGAGATGGTGAGTTTTTTATGGCTGTTAGACGATTTATACCTGATTTTAAATATCAAACTGGTAATGCTAAAGTAACTTTATTGGTTAGTGCATATCCGGACGATGTAGCTGTCAGCTCACCACTTGGACCCTTTACAGTTACGTCAACAACTGATAAGGTAGATACTCGAGCCAGAGGAAGACTTGTATCTGTCAAGATAGAAAACGATGGTACAGGT